CTGGCCTTTATTCTTTTTGTAGCACCGTTTGCATCTCTGATATCGACATTAGCCATGTACTTATAGTAATATTGAACCTGATAGCTTTCAAGGGATTATATTCATGGGTGACAATACTCTAGTTACAAAAGCAGAACCGGCGGCTATTGAGGTTGCTGATGTTAATCAATTTTTTACCGCTTTAGTAGGAGACTTGATACCTCGGGACACCTCTACAGGCGTTGCCGAGGATAATGTTCATAAGTTAGGCCGAGATAATTTAAGGTGGCTTGAAGCACATATTACCAATTTAAATTTAGATGGTAAATTATTTGATCCCGATGCTATAGGAACTGATCAGAATTTTGCTATTAGTAGCGGGGCAACCCGTACCGATTCGGGTCAGCCAGACTTTTTGAGAGCTTCAGGATCAGGGGCAACAGCTACCCTGCTTGCAACCGCTACGGATTTCCAGTACACAGCAAACGCTAATTCAGTGACTCTAGAGGCTGATGTAGCTATTGCCAGCCTGACAACTGCGCCAGCGGCTAATAATACAGCTTTGGTCAATGATACAGGAATGACTGGCGGGGATGAAACCAAAGTAACCGGGGAAGATATAGACGATCCAATTGTAATTGATACCGTAGGAACAGAGATATCTAATCGGGTAGGTGAGTATATCTGCCTGAAAACCCCTACAGGAGAATTTATGTTTGTATTCGTGGAGGATGCAACAACTTTAAGCCGGGCATATAGAGGATTTTTCTTTGATGATAATGGCGATCCGGTTGTACGCGGAGTCCTCTCAAATAATGACACTCTAACTATTATGTCATTAGGATGGGTTTTCATAGATAAAAACGGTACCACAATTGACATATCATATACCAGCCCTGTATATAGTGGCGTTGAACCATCGAGTCCGGTATTAGATGATTACTGGTTTGATCTAAAAAATAGATTGTGGAAAAGACATAATGGTACATCATTTGTAACAGTGGACCGGGTGCTTATTGGTCTACTTGTCATAGATGGTACAAATTGCGTAGCGTCAAGATCAGCAGATTTTACAAAGGCTTACAGCGATTATATCAATCTGCGCCCTGAAATTGAAAGTGTTACAGAAGTTCAAACGGCTCAAGGTTATTCTTCGGTGTCGGTGTATGGTCAGATACAGGAATTATATGCCGGTACATTCATATGGGATATAACGGCTGATCTTGAATCCGGGGTATCTGAGGCCGCTAGTACGACTTTTTACATTTATGTTACAGAGGAAGGGATTCCTAAATTATCAGATGAGCGCCCATTTGACAGGCGCTCAGAGCTTAGGGCATTTTATCATCCCTATCATACATGGCGGTATGTAGGGGAGGTTACAAACAACTCTACAAGTAATTTTGATAATGTTTCTCAGTTGTTTGAGCGTGAAGGCGTTATAGCCAGTGTATTAATTGAGGGTACTCCGAGTAGTATAGATTTTAATAATATATTCCGGGTCAATAAAAATTACACTATCAAGTTAACGAATTTGCGCCCTACAACGGATAATGTTGATGCCCTATTAAGGCTATCAAATGATAAGGGTGTAACCTACTTAGCCGGGGCAAATGATTACGAACATAGCGAATTTCATACATCGATAGGCGGGGCTCTCGATCCGGCTGGTGGCAGTGATACCTCTATAAATCTGACCGGTGATAGTGCAATGGGTAACGACAACATCTCTACCGATGTTGCGGCTCTTAGTGGTACTATTAGGTTTTACGATCCGGTAGAGTCAAGCAATGAAGCACGTTTTGACTGGAAATTTTCATCAAGAAATCCAGCATCAGAAGCAACATATATCGCTGGCGCTGGTAAGATTCGCGATCTTGCTAATGGCGCTGCTCCTAATAGCTTTCAAATTCTTCCATCAAGCGGTACATGGGCTCACGGAAAAATAACTATTATTGAAGAGGAAATAGATTAAATGGCTGATCCTGTGAAAATGGTAGTAGTCAGGGGATCGGCTCAAGGCCGACTCGTAAAACTTAATGCAACTGAAAAGGCGCAAAAAGTTATTGATAAAGAAGAGCATGAAGCGAAAATGAATGCTCCATATGTTCCATCAGAAAAAGAAATATTGATGAGAGCAATAGAGGATAAAGCTGGTGTTACCAATGGCGATAAATCCGCTGCAAGACAAGCCCTCATTGACGAAAAAGCGTAATCGGGTTAATCTGGGTATACAACTACAGGTTTCCATCATGTCAGAATATACGGATCAGGATAGAGAGAGGAGTCAGAAAACCCTTACTCTGCTTGAGGAATCTATCAAGCAGAATGATGAAAGACACTCTGACATAAAGGATATTCTCAAAATACATGCGGAAAAAATTGAAGATAATACAGAAAAAATACAAGGCAATAAAAACATGCTTATAAGAGTTACGGCTATAGGTGGAATTATAACAATTCCAGTGATTGCAGCATTAACAGCATTTGGAAAGAAATTAATTGGCTGATTTATCACATGCAGATATGTTAATAGTTCTTATCTGTTGTGCCTGCCCTTTGATTGTATGTTTATTGTTTTATATTCAATGGCGGGATCAGAAAAATAAATATTACGGGGATTAGCATAATGGAAGAAATAATATATAGAATTTCATTTTACATTTTCGTAATAATAGTATCTTGCTTAATATTATCCCGTTCATTTGCCTGATTTGTTACGATTCCAAGCATACCAGCCACCTGCTCTAACAGCCCAGTAAGCCATCCAGCGTTTTTTATTACCCACTCCATCATCTTTCATAAGGCGACAAAATAATCTATCAGCATTTTTGCGAGTCCATATATTTTTAGAATTTACCCAGCCATTAATATCTGTATCCCATTCTTTATACGATCCGGGCGGCATATCTCCTTTATGATCATAAATATAATCATGCCAGAAAGGTGGGGTCCATTTGAAACTGCTGGGAGTAAATCCGGTTATAGCCCTTGCTAACCAAGGAACTGAGGCAAGATCAAACTCAAAACCTGCCTTTGCATTAAGTTGTTGTTTTAAGTTTTCGGCCTCCCATTCCGTAGAGAAGTCCTCTAATAGAACAAAAATACCGTCTTTAGTAGGATGAGGCTCTATGCGTGGTTGATTTAATGTCATTCCGCATGACCACAAAATTTACGATATTGTTTATATTTCGTAGGATTGTCGCCATATCTGCGTTCTAATGAGCCTATGGTAGGCCATTGGCATGTTTGCCTTACATTTGTATCAAGGACCTTGTCGGCTATCTTCTCTGCTCCTATGCGCTTAACTGTGCCTACTCCCTTCATAGCTTGTATGGGTGTAATACAACCTGATAATAGTAATGTGCAAAAAATGCACATTGTTAAATTTCTCATTTTCCTACCTCAGTAGTTCTTTCCAGAAACTCCCCTTCAGTGCCTTTACCTTCAGGGCTGTTATAATATTTTTTCCAGTATACAGCCTGTGCCATACGATTTCCAGTCTTCGGCAATGGTTCAGGGAATCTCATATAATGAATAGCACACATGGCGGCAGCGTACCACGGATTAACCTCAAGCTCATGCGGCACACCGGGACGCTTGCTGAGCCATGAGAGTCCTTTTATCAGATGTTGTTTATCGCTCTGACGGAGAAAATTAGACCATATATCATCATGGGTAGCCTGTTCCATCTGGAACCATCCCCGCGCCGGTCCTTCTATCTGTCTTATGTGTTGGTATAAGGACTCGGCAGATCCGGTAACAAAAACCATATCAAGACGATCATCAGAATAACTCTCAATAGCCTGTAAAGCAGGGATAATTATATGCTTTCTGATATTGTCATTGTTCATTTGATCTTTTTTTTGTACCGTTCTGTTTTGGGATCAATAATTAATTGTGAGGTATAGGGTTAATAAAATCAATGACTCTAATAAAGGATAGGGCTATCAGGGAACATCTACCTTCTTAATAAAATCTACAGGTTCGGCACCTATACGGCTTTTTATATCGCCCTCTTCTGCAATAGCACGATCTGCTTTTAAATTGTTCATTTCTTCTTCTGTGACCCGCCATGATCCGGTAGAGTATGTTTTACCATCTACGCTAATATGTGGGACAGGTGATATGTTTTCTCCCGTTTCCAGTTTATATGCTACACGAACTTTTGCATCATCATCAACCAGCCATGTGAAATGTGTGCTTTCTGCATAAACAGTTGCAGAAAGAATGCAGAAAGCTATAGTTAAGATAAATGTTTTCATTAATACCTGCCTGCTTCATGTCTTAATTTTATATGTGCATTCATAGCCGTTACTATTGTATCAGTTAAGAAAGTACCTACACCAAAGTAAATACCATAAATTATACCCCCGCTTACCATAGGACTGCTAGCAATGGCTTGTGCACCCCAATGCGCCTGTGCTGAAGCTTTTGTTGAACTTGTGGCAGTATTGGCATCCGTATCAGTAGTCCCTGTGTCTTCATTGAGGAAGAAAATAATATCATCTGTGCCACCAGCGTCTAACGGATCAAATGAAATCCACATTAAATAATCTGTGCTTGCATCCATAGTTGATACAGTAAAATCATTATCAGTAAGGGAGCTACCTCTAACTACACTAACTCTTATTGTTGTGCTATTAACAAAGAATATCCGTATACTTTCCGGCGTAAATGACCCTGATATAAACAATACTTGAGCGGTGGTTACATCCCCTAACCTAAAAGCCAGGCCGAACCAAGTTGGGCCAGAGTCAGTACCACTCGTCATATGCATGGCTTTTACTTTTTCGGGATCAGGGGTTAGATAGGTGAAGAAGTCCCCACCGTCCATATCAAAGCGACCAGTATCCCCTCCGACAGTTCCTCCGAAATTCGGGTCAGTGGTATCAGCAGTTCCATCACCGCCTTTCATTAAATCATATACAGTGCCTGAAGATACAAGGTTCAACCATTCCTGTGATTGAACAGTTTCAGAACCATCAAGATCATCTTCAGTAACAAACGTCTCTGTGATTACAATTTCATTAGCAGTTACGCTTGCAAGGGTATAGTTGTCATTATAATTAGTAGTCCCTGCAATTGTTACTAGTTGACCAGATATAAAATTATGACCTGTAAACGGAAGCCCAACCTCACCACCGCCCTTATCAACAGCAACACCAGAGTCTAGAGTACCTTGAAAATATGAATCCGCTATTGTTGCGTCAACGTCCTGAACGCAGGAAGGTTCAATAGTATCAAGAGACTCTTGTCCTGTTACTCCGCTAGAAGCAAAATGCGAAACAGGAAAAGTAAACTGTGCATATACCGGTAGCGATATAGTCAGAGATAGCAATAATATAGCTAAAAATTTTCTTATCATTTAAAATCAGCCTGAAAAACACAATTCATATTAGTGCCGTTTGAGACACAAGTTAATATATCTGTAGAGCTGGCGGCTGTGGTTAGAGTTGGCGCTGTGCCACCGGGGAACTTGAAAACAGTTCCATATGTTAAAAGCTGGCTTCCAGTACCATCCTGTATCAGATTTATAATATACGTAGATCCATCAACCTGATTCGTAGGATTATCAAGGACAAGATCACCATCAAGTGTAAGGCTCGTTACCTGATTAGAATTTAAATTCCATGAAACATTTGCCAGTTTTACGATTACATCATCTATATCACCATCAAAATCAAGATCACCGCGTATATCAAGATCAGTTCCGGCAGAAAGTATGTTTTCAATAAATGTACCGTTCGCGGCTCTGTCTGTTCCCTCTGTGCCTCCTGCTACAGGCGTTACATTACCCGCAACATAGTTCGTTACTGTAAAAGTAACTTCATAGGTGTTACCTGATACAAGAACAAGTGTGTCTTCAGTCAGATCACTATCGGCAGATTGTGTAGCATCTGAATTAGCAACACCAGATCCAATAGTCCAGCCAGTTCCTTTTGTCCAATTGGTATCACTAGCAAATGTACCATTAGTAACAAGATCAGCTCCGAGAGGAGTTAATGTTGTAGCGTTAAAATTCTGCTGAGCCGTATATTCCTGCGCAACATCTGTAAGAGCATTGTTGGCATCAAATGCCTGAACATCTACCCCTATAGCGAGCCCTAATGAAGTTCTGGCAGTAGCCCCGCTCTCGTTTGCATAGGTACCGGCCCCGGTACCCACTATAATTTCGTTATCTGCAATGACTGATAAAGCTGAGAGATCGTCTAAAACTGCATCAAAAGCCTGTACATCCGTTCCTATAGCAACGCCCATAGAGGTCCTTGCGGTTGCACCGCTCTCATTTGCGTATGTTCCTGCGCCAGTGCCTACTATGAATTCATTGTCAGCTATTACAGACAGAGCGGATAAATCATCTAATACCGCGTCAAATGCTTGAACATCTGTACCAATTGCAAGACCTAAAGAAGTTCTGGCTGTTGCACCGCTTTCATGTGCATATGTACCCGCGCCCGTTCCCACAATTATTTCGTTATCGGCAACGGCAGAAAGAGCGGCAAGATCATCAAGAACCACATCAAAGGCTTGAACTGTGACTCCTATATCGGCATCTACAAGAACATTTGCAGTAGCGACACAGTTAGACCCGGCTGCATCGCAGAAGTTAGAGGCGTCTACATCACCATCAATCTTTACTGTGCCACCATCCGTTATAATATCTACATCAGTAATATCAGCACTGCCGAAATCACAATCTACTGCCCCGGTACAATCATAACCAGAGCCAGCAAAGAATGTCCCTGTAGCTGTAGGATTTCCGCTTGCTGCTACGTAGGTAAAGTCAGTATCAACATCAATGTTACCGGAATTGTTATAACAAACTCCTGTTGCAACATCTAGCGTCATAGATATATAACTAGGAATATCACTAGCACCAATATCAAGAGGTATTCTCATTTCTGTGGTAGTTGCGGAAGCATCTGTAGAGTCCCAGAAAGCTGTTTGAGCATACGCATTAGAACTAATCAGCAAGCATGTAAATAATATAAATAGTAAATTTTTCATTAACTTCCGCTCCATTGTGCGTTTGTTCCATCGCTCCATGTTGACTGTGTGCCATCGCTCCATGTTGCTAAAGTACCATTAGTGAAAGCAGCAACCCCATGTACAGCACTATTGAAAATTCCTATCCCCGGACCGATACCGGCTTCAGAAGAATCAGAAGTAATCAAAAACATTGCAACCAGTAATATAATTGCTGATTTTTTCATTATCTGCCACATACAACGGTTGCTGTAGTTCCGGTAGCTAAAATCTGAGTCATTATTACAGGTATTAACTGCCCTACTATTACGGTGATTGTTACATTCGCAACGCTTTTGATAGGATTAATAGCCAGATCCCCGGCAACTTCTACGATACAACCCCTCAAAGGTGGGTCATATACAGTTACATCTGAAGCGGTAATCTGAATAAGATCTTCAAAAGGTGCATATGCATCCAATGTACGTTTAGCGTCTTTTCCTTGAGCGGCCTGAGCCTGACAAGCTGAAAGAGAAATCATAGCAACTACAGCAAGCATTGAAAATAATTTTATCATAAGAAAAACCCTTTCGTTTTATCCATTAAGGATAGTCGGAAAGGGTTTTTAAATCAATAGTGGGCTATTCTTAGGTTCCTAAGAATGTCCAGTGAATTGTAATAGTAGCGGTTGCATCAAGCGTAGCTACTGTATTGTTCCATGTGCCAGCCATGTTTAAATTGAGTACGTGACTACCGCCAGACTCGAACAATAGCGGAGCTCCTGCTGTCATGATCGTGCTTTTCTCAGTTGCCGGGCTGGATATATCTGCAATGGTCTGACCTGTTAGCCAGTCTTCCATAGCGGCAGTTGTGAGGGTTGCAATATCACCTGAAGCAATCAATGAGCCTAAGCCGAAATCAACTGCATTAGTAGCAGAGTCGGCGGTAACTGCTGTAAGGTCAGCATGTATAGCCGTTCCTACATAAACACCGGCAGGGAAAGTATAGATAATTGCTCCGGCTCCTTCTGCATCAGCAGGGATTGTAGGGGTAAGAGCGGCAGCGGTAACAGTCAAAACCGTAACGTGATTGTAACCATCTCCATATTCAACCGCTGTAACACCTGTTCCGGCAGTTCCCACATTTGCATCTGTTCTTAATGCCTTAGCGGTATCCAGTATAGCTGCAACACTAGCGGCTGTATTAGCCTCAAGCGATCCATCAAGTAAGCCTAACTCAGCAACCGTAACCCCATCAGCTTCCAGATTTCCTAAAAATGTAGCATCAGCAGCGGGTATTAAGCTATTAGTACTGCCATCATTAATATCATCAAGAGTGTCAGTAGTAAGACTGAAGAAGCTATCTGTGATATTATTCGTGTCTGTAAAGTTAGTCTCGACTTCAAAATTGTTATGCTTGTTATTAAGCAGATCGGTTTGAAGTGCCGCTCTACTCTTTTCAACGGCATAAGCAGCATCGCTGAGAACAATAACCGCTACGATTATCGCTAATATCATTAGCGCTCTTGTCATGTAATCCTTCATTTGTTTGCCTCATAATTATGATTAATTCAGTATTGAATTCTATATAGACTTAAAGAATACGTGTTTCAACCCGTAATATCAAGACTGCTTGCATTCCGGGCAAGGTTCCTTGAATAACTCACCTGAGTCTATATCTACACCATCAACCACGCCCCGACCCTGACAATTAGGACATTCGGAAGCATCGGGAGAGGAATCAGTAGCAGTATCCTGCTCTGATTCTGACACTTCCGGCTGTGCCTCCCCATCTCCCTGCTTTTCCTCATGGTCCAGAACTTTTTTATCATCTACTAATTCAGCTTCCTTAATCGGAAGATCTTCTTTTTCCTCACGATGCTGCTTGATGATATTATCTATATTCGTTGCGGGTGTATCGGATGAGTCACGAGCTGGTTTGTGCTGCTGTCCCATCTCTGTTATTTCCTGTGGCGTATAAACACCGAGAAGTATTTCAGGTATAAATTTACGAGCGAACCATCTGGCGGCTTTGTAAGCAAGTTGCTGATCAGGATCAGATTCCCATAGAGAAGACATAGCCTTATCAACGTAATATGTTCCTTTGGTGCCTTTTTTAGCAATGTTCTTAGGCATTGTAACCTTGACTTCACGATCCTCATCTTCTTTTTTAAGCTGATGATCTTCAAAATCATAATAATATAACCTTCCGTAGGCATAACATATCCGATCTTTGTCTTCACCTTCATATCTATATTTGAGAGGCATAACCAAGCGGCGGCTATTGTTAATAACAGCGTTCACGAGTTGCCCGGTAAACCCTATTTTTGATCCTGATTTAGCTATGTATGTTCCTGCTCCTACATGATAGGGATTCATATTCCAGTCACGAGCCAGTAAAACCATAGCAAGACACTCGCCGGGGTTTCCATGTAAATGATCAGGCAGCATAGACTTTGCCTTACACATTAACTGAGCGGTCTGAATATCCTGCTTCAATGTCTCCTGAGAGGGGATGATCTTACGACTTGAAAACTCTTCATCTGATAGAAGATTACTTTCAGCGGCTAATGCTCGAAATTCCTCTTCTTCTTTTGTGAGGTTTTTAAGAGCTACGGCTTTGCTTGGCTCTTTCAAGCTTTGACTTCCTGACATATCTTTACCTTTCCAGTTATAGGGTATCGGGGTATCTGTTTTTGTAACTCATTACACTTTTGCGAAGGAATAATGTGTTGATACCCCGATGATTATCTATACCTAATCCTATTGATAATGTCAATAGTTAAACAAGATCATCCTCAAGGCGTTTTGAATACCAAGGCTCAAGATCGAGAGTTTTAGTACCTTGCGGATATCCGGGGAAATGGCCTTTATCAATACAATCAGCATAACGCTGTATATTCCTGCGAAAGATATACCGCCCCGCTTCCTTGGCTTCTGGTGATAACTGAACCAGATTTGTAAGAAATGGTGCTTTCTTCTCTACCAGTGGGAAGGCGAATCCTCTTGGATCTTCCCCGAAAACTTCTTTATAACCGGCTGAATAGAAAGCATCCTGAACATGATATGAAAAATCCTGTACCGATTTAACAAAACCTTGTTCTGAAGCATCTTTTGTACTCTTGAAATCTATCAGGAGTCCTTGTTTTCTGGCTGCTCTATCGAGTCGGCCCTTACATTCCACACCTGTCTCTTTGTCGGTCCAGACCATTGTAACTTCATTATCGGCTTCAATTTCCAATAGTGCGCGGGTTTCTGGGTTAGCAAGTAGAGCATCGAGCATATCTATAAGCTGGTCTTTCCATACTAAAGGACATAGAATTTCTCTTTCTCCCATAGCAGCATCAGCCTCTTGAAATCCTTTGCTAGTGGTTGTTTTATGGTCTTTCCACCAATGAACCCGCTTATTAAATTCTTCAGGCTCTAATATTGCCAGATGAAAGGCCTGCCCGAATCTTAAAGGATCAGTAAATTTACGCTCTGCATCAGGTGCAAGATATTCATAATAGAAATTTGCTGGCGTTTTTTCCGAAACAGGATTCGGATTGAAATACTTTAACCATGACTGGCTAAGTTGCTTCATTTCCAGATAGTAGGTTTCTGCCTCTACTCCGGCGAAATATCCGGTCTGTCCTTGAAATGGGCAGTCTTGCGCCGCCGGCGCTTTTGCTGCTTGAATCATTGTATGCCTTTCCTGTTTTAATTCCACATTGGAACCGCTACGAATAACGGCTCTGTCTGGAATCAATAATCATCCTCATCATCGTGCGGATAATCAACGTGGGTAATTGATTTAACGACACGCTCTTTGATAAGTTTCTCAACTTGTTTGGCTATATTTTCCTGAAAACCTTTGTCAAGCATTGCTTTCATAATAGACTTCTCTAGTATTTCAGTTTTATTCTTCATGATGTCAAGAATTTCTACACGAACGCTATGGGAGTTGCTATCAACCATTTTTTGTATAGCTTCGTCAGTACCGTATGTTGCTTTAACTCTTTTTTCAATTTCGCCCGATAACCCCTTCACAACAGCATGGCTCATGTAGTCTTTTATCATTTGAACCGCAATATTGTTAATCTCGGAGGTGTTTTTCAACCTGTCAGAAATTATTTTCTGCAAAACGTCTGTTCTAGTTGAGTTGCTTATCAGGGCATTAAGATCAATATCAATCGTTACTATATTTTTATTTTCTTCGCTCATAATCTACCTTTCCAGTTTTAAATTAACGAGCCTTTTGTTTGAGTACCGTAAGGCCCTGCCGGTAATTATTCTCAGAGTTGGAATTATATAATCCGATTATACTGACAATGTCAATAGGTAATTGTAACGCCCTGTATGTCTGATCTAGCGATAGACTCAACAACCGCCTGAGCCTGCACATCTCCTAATTTACATTCCCGAATCAGGGCATCTTTAGCATTATTGTTAATCTTTGCCCGGTGCTTTTTATTAGCCTCCCGCTTCTCAGCAGCTTCTTTTTCTTTCAGTTTTTTAGCAGACTGCCTATCTTTTTCAGCCTGTACAGCATCCTTTTTATCCTGATCGGCTTTCTTCTCAGCAGCGATTCGGTCAGTTTCCGCTTTTTTGACTTTGTCCTTTTCCTCCTGCTTCTCACGTTCCAGACGATCAGACTTTTCTTTTTCAGCAGCGAGTTTATCAGAGGCTATTTTTTGCTGTGATTCGCGTTCTTCCTTGGCTTTCTTTTCTGCATCTGCCGTAGCTTTATCAGCGGCATCTTTAGCGATCCGGTCCTGTTCATCTTTCTTTTCCTGAGCGGCCTGTTTTTCTCGAAGCTTTGCAAGCTCAGCTTTATCGGCTTCGTACTGCAATTCTTGTTCTAGCTTTTTATCTAAAGATGTTTTTGTTCGACCATAGATATGCTCAGCACGAGTTACATATTTTTCCTGTTCTTCATCTGAAAACTCTTTAGAAAAATGAAGGTTTTTGTACAGAAGATCAAGGCGAGTTATTCGATGTTTAATGTTTTCAGAATTAATTTCTCCTATATCTTCATCAGAGAAATCAACGACCTCTGAAAGAATTTCTATAGCCCTATCAGCATCAGCCTTGCGCTGCTTCTCAGCTTCCTCATATTCAGTAAGCGGATCACGTATATCATCCTGAAGCTTTTGCAGGAAATTTACGCCCCTATCTCTCTCAGCATTAGATTCCTGAACAGAGGCCCTCATTTTTTCCGTATATTTAGTGCCGATTTTTTGAAGAGTGGATTTAGTAGATCCTACCTTAGCGGCTATAGATCTTATATTGTCCCGGTCCTTCTGTGTTTCCACGCCATTGAGAATTACAGACCTTGCTTTTTCATCTACCTCTTTAAGAACAGGGTCGAGTCCGTTTGGTTTGAATAGTTCAACAGGGTTTAATTCTTCCAGCACTATCAATTGATTCGCAGTATTAGACATATCACTTACCTTTCCAGTTTATGAAGCTTATGAAACTTATGTAGGTTTATCCTGTACGAGTGAAAATGCACAGAAAACAAGTTATAATTTCCTGTTTCTTCTCATTAAAAAACATCTGATGTCCTACAGGAGATGGAGCCCAGCCCATGATAATATTATTATGAAACTCCTTTTCAAATTCTTCCTTGTCCTGAGTTTGCAATATTTTTATCTTAGGCTTAGGGCCTAAATTCATGACTTGATTCGATGGCTGTCCATTCATAGTTATTTCCTCATTTGAGTTTTTGTCGTTGACTTTTCGGATTATATTGATAATATCAGCAATGTCAATATCAATGTGAATAAATATTAAGGACAGAAAATGGCTCAAGAGACTAATGATAAAAATCCTCAAGCATGGCTTTACCTGTATGAGATAAAGAAAGTCCTATGTGATTTTACTAAGAGCGATCCGCGTTTTAACAATATCTCAGAAGCAGCCCGGCATCTGATTCCTGTGGGAATTGAGGCCGATAAAGAAGCTCGGGAAAAAGCTATAAAAGAAATATCATGAATACCTGAATCATAGTATCTTGTGAATGTGCCACGCAAGACTCTGTGACCGGGGAAACCTGTAGATGATCTGGCACAACTGGAAAGGTAAGACCATGACTGAAGAAACTCCCGGCATAGGCCACAATAGCAAATCAGCTACCGACTCTGATGTCGGCACCAAAGATACAGGCGGCGTATCTGGTAAGCGCCTGATATCATTTATTGAGCGAATCGAGCGACTCGATGAAGAAAAAGATAACCTCATGGAAGATATTCGGGAGGTTTACGGCGAAGCCAAAGCCACCGGATTCGATGTCAAAACCATGAGAAAGATAGTAAAGCTCCGTAAAATGGACACAGAAAAGCGCAGCGAAGAAGACGATCTTCTTAATGTCTATAAAGAAGCTGTGGGGATTTCCTAAACACTATTGACAATGTCAATGTACTTCTATAAATTGAATTATCAGGGATGAGGCGAACAGTCATAGCGCCTTTGCAGGGGTCGCCTTGTCATCCTTGATAAACTGGAAAGGTGAGAATATGGGTAAGAGAAGCCCCGGATTTAAGAGAAGAAAGCATGATAAATATGATACGCCATATGAGGCGGTCCCTGCTCTTATTCCCCATTTAGCGCCCGTGTCTTCTTTCTGTGAGCCCTGCGCTGGCAAGGGATTGTTAATAGATCATCTGCAAGATATGGATATTCGATGTATATCTGCTTTTGATATAAAGCCTCGGCGGGATGATATAAAAAAATTAAACGCTCTGAAAGATTTTAAAAAATGGCAAATTCATGGAGCCGATTACATCATTACTAACCCTCCGTGGACCCGGCAATTACTACACCCTATGATTGATATATTCAGGAACATTACAACCACATGGCTATTATTTGACGCAGACTGGATGCATACGAAACAAGCAAAGCCATATCTTGAATACTGCTCTCTGGTTGTTAGCGTGGGACGCATTTCATGGATGGGAAACGGTGTATCAGGTAAAGATAATTGTGCATGGTACCGATTCGGACTCGATAAATCAGAAACAATTTTTAAGGGTAGATAAAATGGCAGAAGCACAAAAAATAATTACGCCGGATTTAATTGATATGGATTGCTTTAGGGATCTTTTAGAGGGAAGCGTTTACTCAGATAAAGGCGCAGCTAAAGTAATGAAGATTGATGCGAGAACTATTAAGAACTGGTGTAGGGAAGAGAATCCCTCTTTCCCGAACAAAAGTAATATAGAAAAGGCGCTGAAATTTATGACAAATTTAAGAAATCCTAAAAATAAACGGATTAAAAAACATCCTTCTTATGGATATGTCACACAAGAACAATGGGATAAATTAAAAAGTCTAGGCATAGGGCCTGACAGAGATGTTCTGTTGAAACAGATTGATGCTCAGAATAAATCGAAAGGTAAGACAAAATGATGGTAAGCAGGGAAACTACAGATGATGAGGATGAGGCAATAGCTACGGTTATTAAGCTGGCTCGTGAAATTCCTAATGTCCATATGCAGATAAGAAAGGCTATAACTCTCTGCATGAAATCTGACTATGGAAGTATAGACGAGAATCTAATAACCTCCGCTCTTCCGGCAGCTATAGAGGCATTAAGAAAAAACAATGAAATAAGTATAGCGGCGCATTTAGAAACATTGGTTAAGCAGCTACACAGTTGTGATTATTAAGGAAAAACTATGGGGCAGGGAAACATAATACAGATACCAACGGAAAAAATGTCCGTGACAAAATCAACAGATCGATTAATAAAAGAAATCAGCCAAATAATTGATGAGGAAAATATGGACGCTACCATTGCTTTCATCACCATAATTACTATGGGATTCGCTGTTTTGCATAGTGGTACAAATCTTAGTCAAGAGCTTGCTGTAGCATCTGCCGCTGAGCTTGCGAAGACAGTTTATTCAGGGGAGGGTCTGGAAGAATGACTTGTACAGAAGATAGGTTTTTATTTGATGTTGAAAAGCATGAAATGGAAATATTACGTGATGATGGTATATACAGGCATATAAAATTTAAAATGCCGCATTCATTCTGCTGTGCGTTTGAATTGATCACGTGGCCCGGTTATCTATGTATATGCGGAGATATGGGAACTTATACATTTAGCCGTATCAACGATATGTTTGATTTCTTCACGATTAAAAAGTCAAGATGGAATAAAGATCAGAAGATAAGAATCAATACCGGATATTGGGCTGAGAAACTACAGTCTCAGAATTGTCATGGCGTTAGCACAGATGGCCCTAAAAATTATTCTGAGGAAAAATTTAAAGAAACCATCAGGCGCGTTTATAATGATTTCATAAATGATTATGAAATGCCAGATGATGAAAAAACAGTATTATGGCAGAGATTAGAAGATGAAGTATTGAGCGCTTATAGCGAAGAGCAAGCTCGCCAGTACGCATCGGACTTTACGCATGAAAATTTTGATTTGTGCGATTTTTGGGAATACGATCTTCAAGAATACACCCATCATTTCATATGGATTTTATACGCTATATCATGGGGAATAGAAAAATATAAAACTGGAAAAGGAAATTAAAATCATGGCAGAAGATCTATTTGAGGCATCAGCTCTAGCCAGCGCAAAGGCCGATGTAATGCACGAAGCGAAGAAAAAGGGCTGTCATTGCCCGGTATGTGGGCAGTTCGTTAAGGTGTATCGGAGGACTATTAATAAATCGTCTGCTGTATTGCTGGCAAGAGCCTGTAGAAAATTCGGGGAGGATATATCATTCCATATAACGGACCTGATAGAAGGCGGCGGGGGTGATTTCGCTAAGCTCAGATATTGGGGACTCATAGAGCAGATTGAAAATAACAACGATAAAAAGAAGCACTCCGGCAAATGGAGATTGACTAAGTTGGGTGTATATTTTGTAAAACATGGTCAAACTCTTCCTAAATATGCGCTGATTTATGATGGTAAATTACTTGATTTTGATGGTGATGAGTTGATAACAATTCAAGATGCGCTAGGAAAAGACTTTGATTATCAGGAGCTTATGGCGGCATAGATAGAAAAGGTAAGGCAATGACGTATAGTATGCATACTGAAAATATGATGAAAAATATAGAGATCTACCAAAAAGCTCAAGAGAAGCTGAAAACCATCGTTAAAAAAGTAGCCTTAGAAGGTGGCAAAACTCAATACTGCTCTATTGTTAAAATATCTGATGATTTCTTTTTGTGGGCTAATCTGTACAGGTGTAAAAACGATCTGTTATACATATCCCTATATAGAAATGATAAAGATGATAAGAAACCAAAGAGGGTAGCCCGGAGGATTAAATATGAAGATTTTATTCGGGCTTTCCCTGAATTCGGGCGTAGAGATATATGGCGTGTAGGTTGGAATGAGGCAGGAAAAAGATACACAGAATTGGAAGAAAAACGATCAATAGAAACATAGTCATTTTATAACATACTAAGTTATTGAAAACATTAATAAATATGTTCTTATAATTTCTTTGGTTCATAATTGTAGTTCTTGACCATGACCCTAAAATAAGGCAATATAAGAAACTTATGGACCGCGTAAGCTATTGGAATCATCATGAAAAAAGAAGTTGAGAAAAAACCGAGAGGTTACAAAATCAAACCTCGGAAACCCGCAGAAAATGGTAAATCAAAACGCAAAAAAAAGGCAATCAGAAAAGGCCGTAAAATCGGGTATGTTCGTGTTAGCACAAAAGAGCAGGATTATGACCTTCAAAAAGACGCATTAATCGACTACGGCGTGCTTCCAGAAGATGTCTTTCATGATAAGATTTCAGGCAAGACTAAAAGCCGCCCCGGATTAGATGCCTGCAATAAGTTTCTTGTCTCTGGCGATACGCTTATTGTATGGAGGCTTGATCGCCTCGGCAGAAAAATGGTTATGCTTAAAAACTTCATTGATGATCTGCTGGATAGAGATATATATTTTGTATCTATCAGAGAAAACCTTGATCTTACTACGCCAACAGGACGGGCAATGTTCGGAATGATGTGCGTTTTTGCAGAAATGGAGCGCGAGGTTATATCTGAAAGAGTAACGGCAGGCATAAAATCTAAAATGGATGCCGGTAGGCCGAGATGGGGGAAAGAGCCAGCAGTAGATTACAACGAGAAAGAAGTAAAACGGCTCTTACGTGATGGAAAATCCCAGAGAGAGATAGCCAGTGAAATAGGAATATCTAAATCAACTGTTCAGCGTATCGGAAGAAAAATGAAGAGGAAGAAAAATGGTTAAAAAAGTATTAAAAGCTACAAAAAAGAGAATCAAGAATTACTGGTATACCGAAATAAGGAAACACGGGAAATTTACAGAGGTGAGTAAAGCAAGCTTCCTTAAAAATAACCAGTGTTTTGCTTGCGAAAGGGGTGCTAAAAATCTTGAAAGGGCGCATATCCTAGCTCGTTGCGAAGGCGGGCCTGATAGCTTAAATAACTTACATCTTCTATGCTCAGCCTGTCACCATCAATCAGAGATTCTAAGTGGTGAAGTATACTGGATCTGGTTTGATAAGCAAACTATGATGCATTCAAAATTATATTATATATTCAAATATGATGGGATAATGACTCAGGATATATTTGATTTTTTCTTTAAGGATAAACTGGAAGAGTTTTGTGGTATCCCTATGTATGATGAGGGTACATAGCATTGACAATATCAATCGAATCTCTATTATTATTTATTAGCTCGCGGGTTGATCGCCCCTTGCTGACCGCTCACTCGGTTGGGCGAGCATTTAACCTAGTGAGAGGACATGACAGAAAAGAAAAAATCACCAGCATTTCAATTTTACCCGGATGAGTGGCTAACTGATCGTGAAGTTGCCATGATGACTCCTGAGCAAGAAGGCGGTTACATCAGGCTTGTATGCTTCTGCTGGCTTGATAACGACATATCTTTACCTGATGATGATGAGCAACTATCTGTTTTAGCACGATTAAATAAGGGTGGTTTAAAATTGGTTAAAGCAAAGTTTAAGCAACACCCTACCAAGGAAGGATTTTTGACCCATGCTAGGCTACAAAAAGAGTATAAAAAGCAGGTAGCATGGAGAGAGAAAAGCGCAAGAGGTGGCAGAAAGAGTAAAAAACCATCCAAGCAAGACACTGATAATAAAGATAAAAATAAGGGTGGTGTAACCAAAGAGAAACCAAAGGGTAACACTCCTTCTCCTTCTCCATCTCCTACTGTAGTAAAAGAGAAGAAGAAAGAAGTATATACATTAGAATTTTTACAATTTTGGGATTCGTGGAAAATACACAAAACAGGAAAAGGATCAAAACAAGATGCATCACCAATTTATGAAAAAGCAGCAAAGGACATAGGGCATGAAGAAATTATCAGAAGCAGCGAAGAATACTGTAGATTCTGCAAGGCAACAGATTGCAACACAAAACACATCTTCCGATGGCTCACAAAGAGAGGATGGGAAGATGATTACGCAATCCCAGAAAAGGAACCCTCTAACGATAGAGAATGCTATTCTAGCCAGATCATTAATGCGGCGAGCAGAGCCGAAGAGAAATTACAAGTTCGAGGTAATCAAAGGAACCCCGACAAAAACTGCATTACCGGACCTGACACCGGAGGAAATGAGGATGGTAACTTACTGCCGCCACCCTGCCGGGATTGATAGAATCCTTTATCATCTCAAAATTCTGGCGATGCGTAAAAGGATGGATAGTAAGGACCCTGATAGAATAGCCTATATACTGGCTGATGATTCTGAAAGGTTTTCGAGGGGTCAGGTTACGGAAGTAGAAATGGTTATAATGGTAGATCATTTTATAGAAAACGATACACGTTCATTTTATCCTGATTATGCTAAGATGAAGGAATATATCACGTTAATGTCTGATAAGTGGCGCAAGTCTTACGGAAAAAAAGGTAGATAGTTATGTATGAAGATGGAGAAGAATCATATACCAAAGGCCTCGCTAAATGGGAAGCTGGACTAAATGATATGGCTGGCGGCAAGATAGATCATAAACAGCCCCGGAATATCAGAAGCGATACGGTGTATGAAAAACGGCAGCGCCAGCTCGTAGATAAATATCAGGGTAAGTGGGATATTTTGTTTATAATAGGAAACGGGAAAACCTGTATGGGCGGTTGTTGTGAAGATAAACCTGAGATTGAGAAAGCAATAACACGGCTCCTGAAAGACAGGTCAGAAAGACCTCTTTTGCGCCTGAGACACCCGGATGTAGGCAATTTTCTGCAAGGAAATATTTCTATGATGATACCTATGCCGGTTAGAGAATCATGAAAACTCACATAAGAAAAACACCGGGCAAGGGAAGCAAAAGAGGCAGTAGGCCAAAACTGAGAATCGTTGTAGGGTTTGATGAGGTCAGGGGCATGGCAATAGAGGCAGGAAACAGCATGGGACAGCAGATAAGGGTACTCGTAGAACGGGGTATAATATCATCAGAGGATTTTAAATAATGGGCGCTAAGAAACTTACGGAGAAAGAGAATATTTTCTGTAAAGAGTATGTTGTTGACTTTAATGCCTCAAGATCGGCTCGTGATGCGGGTTACAGCGAGAAATCAGCAAGAGATATTGGTTATGAAAACCTGACAAAACCCCACATTAGGGAGAAAATCAAGGCTTTACTCGCGGATCGTGTAGCAAATTTAGACCTAACTTCTGAAAGGGTCGGTAAGGAAATAGCTGCTATAGCCTATGCCCGGCTCTGTGATGTAGGGCAATGGGATGAAGAGGGTAATCTTATACTGGCACCATCCTGCCTTATCCCTGCCGAGATACAGCCAGCTATACAGAGCATTAAAAAGGTTATTACTGCTGAAGGAGAGCGCCTTGAAATCAAGATGCACTCGAAGGAAAAGGCTCTTGAGATGATAGCAAAGCACACGAAGTTCTTTGAGGAGCCTGAGCCTCCTAAAGGCGATACGAACATTACAAATAATTATCTATCTACGATGTCTACGAAGAAGATCATAGAAATCAAAGCGATCATGGAAAGGGAAGATTGATGGGTTTATTAGAGATATATACAATAGGGATGCTGATTACGCTGGCTATTATGTGTTGGTCTGTTTCTGTTTGTAAAAATAAAAACTTTGATGAGTGGGGTCAGTTGATTGAACAGGGTACATCTGCCGGGTACAGAATCCTTCTTTTTAGCTGCATAATCTGGCCTGTTTTCTGGATTGGTTTGGTCTATGAGCTTTTTATAGAAAAGGAATCTGATGGATAAGGATCAAATAAAAGCGCTAAAACATATCATTATTCATGGAAACAGTAGGCAGCTAAAAGCTAAAAAATGGAAACCCATTTTGATTAATTTGTATAGATCTGGATATTTAAAAAGATCTTGGTTTCCATCTTGGACTTGGATGGCAACCAAGAAAGCTAAAAAATGGGCAGTGAAATAATGGATATGCCGGATAAAATAAAAATATGCAGGCAGGAGATATCTAAAGGCGAACATCTATTCATGTTTGATATTGATGGCAGTTTAAAAACAACTGAGTACCTTCAGTGCGAGTTACACTACGCTCGGGTCAAGGAGCTGCACGAAGCCAATGCCGTGATGGTGGAAAGATACCGGTCCGAGAAACATAAGAGAATTGAACTGGAAAGGAAGCTCAATAAGCTCATAGATAAGTTATGAAAAAGTGTGAAGAAACAGGAAAGACTTGCTACGTAAGTCAGGCCATTGCTGATAGGGAAACAAAGCGATTATCAAGCAAAAGATATGGCTCTCGTTGCTCAAAAATGCGATCATATTTCTGTGATTCGTGTAAGGGATATCACATAACCAGCCATAACCAGCAAGGAAAAACGTAAAAAGATCAAAGGAAAGAAATATGTTAGAAAAAGACGATTCCAAGGAGCAATCTAAGGTAGACAAGCTGTTTGCAGCCTGCAAGAATGGTACAATCAACACACAGATATTCAAGCAGCTTACCGGGCGTAATGTTACAATCGGAGGCAGGGCAGATTATTCTAAATTATCCGGTAGGATGCTCAGGGAGATCAGGGCGAATCAGGCAAGGGAAGCTATCAAAGGTCAGACACATTTCCTTGATGGAACGCTGATAGATGAGAGCCGGATCATAGAGCTACGCCCATAAATTAATACCTATTGACAATATCAATGTAGTGGAGTAGTTTTCATTATCGAGGTTGCGGTGCTGATGGAAGCACGGTTGATGGGTGCACATTCGTTCAAACGAGGCTTGCCTTTAGTAGAGAATGGGGGGTATGCACAGAGCAGGTACCAAGCCCTGCCAGCCTCGTGTAACTGGAAAGGAATAAAGATGGGATATCTTGTGTTTTTACTTTTTATTTATTCTAGTTGGGCGTTTATTCGCATAGGGCAATTGCATAGATATTGTGACAATGAACTTGCCGAATTGTGGGAAGTTTTCACAAAGTTTATCGAGGAAAATGAGTGATGTCAGTTTATGAAGCGGTAATTATGTTTGTAAAATTTGAATACGAGATAAAGCAATATCCGATGGTGCTTGATCGAGATATCATAGACGAAACGGTGTCTAAGTTTGAACGGCATTACGGTAAAGGCAATGTGAAGATAGAGGTATTATGAACAGGATCGAAGCGGCAAAGGACCTGCTGAAAATGATAGAAACGGTTGATCATAATGATAGTAAAAGCTTACTTGATTTGAATAGCCGTGGTTACTGTATTTTTTCCGGCCTAGGTTACGAAAAGGTCGTTAGGAAAGGTAATATAAAATACTGCCTTACAGAAGATTATTCGCGTTCCCGCGATGCTCTGAAGAAGGCGAGGCCGGAGGGGTGGATGATAAACGTAAGCGGCGGCTGGATAGGGTCTGATTGTGAAGAAATATATGATGCAAGCGCATACCGTGGCGGGGCAATGACATTAGAATCTCCTGAGCTACCCACCGAAGAGCTTGCCGAGTTCCATGCCATAATACAGGCATGGATTTACATATGGGATAATGAGTGATGGAATATTTCATAGCCGTTTTATTTATATATTCGATCTATTCCTTTCTACGCATAGGACAGTTGCACAAGTATATTGATAATGAGCTTGTTGATATTTGGAATGCACTTAAAAATCATTTAGAGCAGGATCATTTGGAGAATGAGCGATGAATAAAATAGCTGTGGTTATCACCTACATCTTCCTTGCTGTTGCCGCGTTCGCAGTCTATGTATCTTACACACACGAAGAAACCGTTCCTGTAGGGGAACTAAGGGATATAGACAAATGAAAGAAGATGCGAAGAAGCCGTTTAATGATGTTTCGATAGGACTCAGATACAAAGACGATCCAGAGCTTGAGGATGATCGCGATAATTATAATCCACCGAAGATATTAGTTCACATGCCAAAGCCTAAGCAATAATCATACCCTAGCCTCATTCACTGTTCATTGATATAATCAACACATGAGCAAACTATTCAATTACACAGAACTTCAAAACGAACACGCTCGGAGAGACTTCCTAGAATACAGAAAGATAATATCTCCTAAGCTGAAATATAGCTGGTTTCATGAGGAAGTCTGTAACGCTCTGGAAGATTTCTATGAGCAGTTAATAGCTAATCAGAAGCCGGTGCTGATAATAACAACTCCTCCGCAACATGGAAAGGAATTAGCAGATAGCACACCTATCCTAACTACGCGAGGATGGAAAAAACATGGAGAACTAAAAGCTGGTGATTATGTTTTTCATCCATTCGGACATAAAGTAATAATCAATAAGATAATCGAACAGGATCAAGATTGCGATGTTCTCGTTACTCTCACAGATGGCAGTAAGTTCAAATGTCACCGTAACCACGAATGGACATTAATCCATAAAAGAGCAAAAACCGTAACCATTGAAACCAGAGGGCTGATAGAAAAAGAGCTATGGGAGGGTAAGCAAGGCAAAAGGGGAAGCCGGGCGGTTTATCAGATACCGCCTACAGAATGTTTAAATATTTGTAATGGGAATCTATTGATAGATCCGTATGTTTTAGGCGCTTGGCTTGGTGATGGAACATTAACTAATCCCTGTTTCACCCATAGCCCAGATGATTCAATTATTATTGATGAGATTGAAAGGGCCGGATACAAAAAGTCTAAGATATGGAAGCATAAAGATACAGGTGTTTTAACCAGCTCTTTCCCCGGAAAATTTAAGCAGGATTTGATTGATGAGGGGTTATTTAAAAATAGGAAATACATACCTGAAAAATATATACTGTCCTCCAAAGATCAGAGATTAAGGCTGCTTGCTGGTTTGATTGATACAGACGGATCGTTACATAAAAAAACGGGACAATATAGATTTATTAACACAAACAAAGAGTTGATAGATAATACTTGTATTCTGCTGAGGACATTAGGTTATACATACTCAATAACCGCCGCACAGCCTAGAAAAGCACCTAATTCTTATGGAATACAGGACAAAAAGGTTTGCTATCAGATTGGATTTACCCCGCTTGATCAAATCCCCTGTGTTCTTGATAGAAAGAAGTCTGATAAAATACCTATGAGGCGTAAGGTAGCTATTGAATCAGTAAGGTGGTTAGAAGAACACGAAAAAGAGCCTGGAAAATGTATTGAAGTGAACAGCCCAGATGGGCTATATCTTGCTGGAAAAAATCTACACGCAACCCACAACAGCCGGGCTGTTATTGACTTTACATCATGGATATCGGGCAAGCTTCCTGATCTGGAAACCTTTTACACCGCATTTTCTGACCGGCTCGGAATCAGGGCTAACCTGCGCCTGCAAAGAACTTACGACTCCGAAAGATATCAACAGATATTTCCTGAGCTTCAAATAGCTAACCCTAAGAACAAGGATTCGAAGGGGTACACACGCAACAGGAACCTACTGGAATACGTAGGAAGAGAAGGTTTGTTCAGAAACACTACAATAAACGGGTCTATCACTGGCGAAACTATAGGGCTCGGAATAATAGACGATCCTATCAAGGGCCGGAAAGAAGCCAGCTCTTTAACCGTTAGGGATTCGTCTTGGTTTTGGCTAACAGATGATTTCTTTACCAGATTTAGCGAAAATGCCGGGCTGTTAATGACTCTTACGCGCTGGCATATAGACGATCCGGCAGGGCGGTTAAAATTAGAAATGCCGGGAGTAAGGGTGTTAAATTTCCCTGCTATAGCTGAGAAGGGTATACCTGATTCGGGAGCAAAGCACAGATCATTCGGACAGGTACTATTCCCAGAGCATAAATCTAAAGAATTCCTGATGAAGCGCAAAGCCTTGATGATTAATCCTAACTGGCTTTCACTGTATCAAGGACAGCCTATACAGGCAGGAGGAGGTTTGATAAAGGTTGAAAATCTTAAAATAGTATCTCACTGCCCGGAAATTGACAGATCGGTTAGATACTGGGATAAGGCCGGAACTGAGGGAGGAGGAGCATTTACGGCAGGCGTAAAGGTAGCAAAACTGAAAGATGGCAAGTTTATAATCCTAGATATTGTCAAAGGTCAGTGGTCGGCTATGCGTAGAGAGAAGAGAATTATGCAAACTGCTAAAATGGATAAGATAGGTGTAATAATAGGAATTGAACAAGAGCCGGGAAGTGGAGGATTAGAATCAGCGGAAAGCACAATACGCATGTTATCCGGTTATAATTGCTATGCTGATAAGGTAACAGATTCAAAGGATATAAGGGCTGACCCCTTTGCCGCACAAGTCGAGGCTGGTAATATTCTTCTACTTGAGGCAGAATGGAACAAAGATTTCATAGCCGAAGCTGAAACATTTCCAGATGGTAAATTTAAAGATGAGATAGATGCGGCAGTGGGGGCTTTTCAAAAATTGGCAGGTGTACCAGAATTAGGCTTTACGGATGAGGACATGAACGAAATCAAAACTCACGAAAAAGATACAACATCTCCGGGTATAGGTGATAAAGCATGGTAGGACACTTCCAAACAGTTCTAGCTAAAACTCTATTCAATATTGGATTCGGCAGCAAGAATATAAACCGTGAGGTGGTCCATGTACAAGCAGAAGGAACCAGCGGGACAGATATATTCGGAGGTCGATACTCTGAGGAATATCTTCAAAAGCTTCTCGGTGAAGATGCCATTACTAACTTTGATGAGATGCGCCGGTCAGATGGTCAAGTTAAAATGCTGCTCTCGGTTGTTAAGAACCCGATTAGATCTGCATCGTGGGCAGTAGAGGCCGTTGATGATAGCGATGAGGAAGAGAATATAGCCGCTTTCGCTCAGCATATTCTATTTGAGGATATAGTTACCCCGGATGGTCAGAAGAGGAAGAAGTTCAGGGAATTACTTACAGAAATATTAACCTGCATAGATTTCGGATATTCTGTCTTTGAGAAAGTTCACAAGGTTGTTAAAGGACATCCAGAATTCGGGGATTACATAGGCTATGCAGATATAGGATTCAGGCATCAGCGCAGTATTGAGGAATGGGTTTTAAGAGAAAACGGCTCTATCGATCATATCAGGCAACAGGTGCAAGGTGATCTCTCTGTAAATGCTTTTATAGCTGGCGTGCACCTTATGGTTTGCTCGATAGACAAAGAAGGCGATAATTACGAAGGGATCTCAATGCTTCGCCCTTGCTATGGTGCATGGTTCAGAAAGAATTTATATAAAAAGTTTCAGGCTATTGGTATAGAACGAGCTTCATTAGGGATGTTGCATGGAGAAATGTCAGAAGAATTTCTTCAAAGAGAAGACTGGGAATCTCAGCGTAGTGCGTTCCAGTGTCTATTAAATCAGTTTTCATCCCATGAGCGTAATGCCATTGTTACAGCTCCGGGGTTAAAGATAAACGAGGTAAAACTTACCCATGATGCCGAGAAGGTACAAGGAGCAATAGCTGGTGAAAACGTAGAAATGTCTAAGGCTTTCCTTGTAACATTCATGGAAATGGGCATTGCAGGAAATGGGGGCAGTTATAGCCTCGGATCTGATCTGTCCGACATATTCCTGTCAGGCATAGAATTCCTAGGCGATATGATAGCCGATAAGCTCAATGATGATATTCTCAAGCCTGTCATTGATATGAAATTCGGACCGAGATCTAAATATCCTAAACTGACTCATAAAGGAATTAATGATAAGGCAGGTGAAGAATTTGCTAAAGTAATGAAGGACCTAAGTACAGAGGATCTTATTCAGAAATCTGACAGGGTTAAAAAACACGTTCATGAGCGTTATGATCTGCCTGCCTTTGACCCGGATCTCGAAGAAGAATTAAAGGAAGATGATAATAATGAGGATGAAGAGAATAGTGATAATAATGAGCAAAACACTGAGCATGACGATGATGTTGAACAATCATCCCACAGGAAAAAAGATAAAAAAAAACTGAGTGATGCTGGTTTTGATGATGCTTACAAAGAAATTTCAACCGCTTTAATAAAATCTCATGGCGGTAAAAACCTCAGTGCTTTTGAAGATCATAGGCTTGATGAGTTGATATACATAGCCGCTGCTGATCATGTACAATTAGCTGAGTTGCTTCCATCCGTATTCATTGCCCGGAACGCTCAGAAGCTCGAAGTCATGCTAAGAGATTCGATGCTAGAGCGCTCGGATAAAATGATTTCTAAAATGGTAAACATTATACGCAGAGATCCTGCCGCTCGTGCCGCTGCTCTTGCTGTTACAATGCCAGATGGTAACACTTTGAAAAAAACACTTAGAAGTTATACCGGGGAAGTGGCTCAAAAGGCTCTCAATAAGGTTTTACGGGAATTGAACAAAACTCGTAGTACAATAAAATTAACTGAGGAAGAGTTCAGGGATCTACCTACGAAGACAAAGCAGGACCTTAATCAGGAAATAATATTAACCCAGAAATTCCTTGATAGCGATATGGAAAAAGTTGTTCTGTTCTCGTTCAATGGAATTTATGATGAGACAGATAGCCCGGATGTCATAGAGCAGGACCTAATCAGGCAGAGGGATCGACATATGGCTGGTCCTTCAATCAGGGCAACATCTGTAAATATCACAGCTAAGACAACCAATAGCGTAAGAAACGATGTATTTCAGGAACCTGATGTGCTGGATGATATAGAAAGTTTTATATTTACGAACCCCGCCCCCGTAAGTGCCATTTGCCAAAACCTGACAGGGCGTGTATTCTCGAAAGAAGAATATGCAACTACTACTTTCCTACCGCCTCTGCATCATAACTGTAAATCCTTTATAGTAGCGCAGACAGCAGGAAAGAAGGGTAACAAGTCAGTAGATCCTAATGAGCTGCAAATAGTAGGCACAGCGGATCAGCAGGAAAAAGCAAGGAAGAGCATAACGCTATGAAGATTTCAATCGGTAAGATGATAGAGCTGAGCGAACACGAAGATAATGATGATGAAAAAATCAGAAAAGTAATGCTGTTACGCACAGGAGAATTCGAGTTTATGGATGCTACTCTTGAAATTACTTCTGAAATGCTAAGGGAACTTAAGAAGAATTTCGATAACGATGTTAAGAAAAATAAGCTGGCTGTTGACTTTGCTCATAGATCTTTCGATGTTGCCGCTGGTTGGATTGTCGATGTAATTCTTGAAAACAGTGATACTGAATTATTTATTCTGGTAGAGTGGACAGAGATAGGCCGCAAGAGTGTTATGGATAAAGAATTCAGATACTTATCAGCAGATTTAAACAAAAATTTCCGTGATAATGAGACTGGTAAAAGTTTCGGGGCGGTGTTGAACGGGGCAGGATTAACGAACAGGCCATTCGTCAAGGGCATGGATGCAATTTTACATGACCTTGACGTAGACCCAGAAAAACGGCAAGCTATAGAAAGAATTCTTGACGATAAACCTGAAGAAAAGGAAAAGACTATGAAATTTAGCGAAATTTTAGCAGCAGCAAAAGACGCTCAATTGTCAGAAGCTCAGGCAAAAGAGCTGGCAGAAGCTACGGGCGTTAAGCTTGCAACAGAAGAACCCACACCGACCCCATCTCCTAAAAACGATGATGATGTAGAACTTTCCGAAGAAGGTAAGGAACTAAAAGAAGCTAATGATAAAATTACCCTGATGGAAAAAGAAAAGGAATTCGATGTCCTTCTCACAGAAGGCAAAGCCTGCCCAGCACAGAAAGAGGCTTATCTTAAGAATGATATGGCTGAATATGCCAAAAATCAGAAAGATATAAACCTGAGCGCTAAAGGCAAAGGAACTGGCGGCGGCGATCCCGCTAAGACTGATAAGGATGAGCCAAAAACTCACGAAGAAGCCGAAGATAAGGTTATTGAGCTTACACAGGTAAGGATGAAAGAAGATATAAAACTGTCACAGTCACAGGCTAATGTCATTGTTTTGGGTGAGAACCCTAAACTAGCTAAACTCTGTCAAGGCAGGTAAGGTTTAAATAATTTGTTCAGTCTGAAAGGCTGATTGTTTTAACGAATAGAAGGATATGGACAATGAGTTCACATGATTCACCTAATTTGATTGCAGGTCTTAAGGCCGGTGAAGATTTTACCGCTCTTACGGCTTTAACTGGTAAAATAGCACTTCAGCTTGATATTGATGGCGATGTTACAACTTGCGGCGCTGGTGTTATTAACTTTGTAGGCTTCTTGCAGAACCTTCCTGATGATCAGGAAGATGCAGAGATAGCGGTATTCGGTGGCGGTACTGAGGCCATTGCCGCTGGAAATATTGATGAAGGTAAATTTTTAAAATCTGATGCTAATGGTCACATGCTGGAAATGTCTAGTGAAACAGCTTTTGCTGTGGCTTTTGCATTAGATAACGCTGTTGATAATGATGTTTTCAGGGTAATGCCACTTCCTCCCGGCTATAGTGTCATAGTCCCATAATTGGTTTCTATCCCGGTTTTCTGTCGGGATATTCGTAGTAACAAAACAAGGAATTAGTCAAATGACTCAGACTAGAGCAATTGTAGACAAGCTGCTTACGAATGTAAGTAATGGCCTGTTTCAGGGAGATGAAAATTACATCTCAGAAATGATACTTCCCGAAGTTACGAGCAAGCAGCGCTCTGGACTATACGGAAACTATGGTAATGAGCATCTAAGGATTGTGAATACCGCGCATATAGGTAAAGGCGGTTATCTCGAAATCGATCCTATTACCCGCGCAAGTGATTCATACTTCATTGAAGAACATGCTCTGAAGTCTGTTATTACTGCTGAGGATTTCGATAATGTAGAGCTTCCTTATGAGGAAAGAGCCGATAGAACCCTCGGTCTTACCACTCTGTTATGGCTGGCTAAGGAAAAAGCCCTAGCTGATACGCTTATGGACCCTACTGTTATTACTCAGGGCGCTACGCTTACCGGCAATGCTCAGTATAACAACCTGACACATGCTGATAGTGATCCTAACGGGGATTTCCTGACAGCTAAAAACACTGTACGAGATGCCTGTGGTATGAAACCTAACAGGGTTGCCATGAGCGATAGTGTAGCTGATACGCTTCGTGTACATGAGAAATTGCTTGATAAACTAGGCTTTAAGTTTGATCGCCCCGGTGGTCTTACGGATGATGAGCTTGCAAGGGCTCTGGATGTTGAAAGAGTGCTTATAGGAGCTGCTTTCTTCAATAACGCTGTAAAAGGTCAGGCTGATAGCATAGAAAAAGTGTGGGCTAAGGATATTATATTCATGGTAACGGCTGATAAGGCTACCAAATACCAAAGAATACTTGGTGTTGAAATGCGTACCACACGCGGCGCTCCACGTAAGGTTTTCCGCTTCACTCAGGATGAGCCTATTGATTCAGAAAAGATTATAGTTCAAGACCATTACGACCAATTGCTTTTGAACACTGAGTGTGCTTACCTGATACAGGATGCTATAGCTTAAAAGTTTCTTACTTTCCAGTTAGATTCAGAAGCGCTCCCTTTATAGGGGGCGTTTTTTGTAGTATTGATCCTATATATTACAAATACTTACGGTATGTTAACGACATCAATGTCGTCTAGT